TAGTGGTGGGTTGGCCCTTTGGACGAATCGTCGAAACGTCAAAGCCAACACCACCGCGCCGCTTCATGATCTGGACTTGTTCCTGATCGGTGAAGAGGATTCCTGCGTAGCTATCGTGAGGCTGTTCCACAACGAAACAGTTAGAGAGTGACTGGAGCTGGTACGGGTTGCCTATTCCCGACATCGGTGATCCCTGTGGGACGACCTTGGCAAATCCCGTCAGGAGGTCGTAGATCTCCTCCTCTCCCATCGGGTTCGGGTACTTGTCCTCGATCCTCGCAAACTCCCTTGCCAGACGACGATGCATCTGTTCTGGGTCAGTCTCAACAAGGTTGTCTTCTGCGTCGCGCAGAAGATACTTCGTCACTACATCGGGAGCAAGTTCGTCTCCTTCGAAGTACTCCGAAAGTCTCTGCCTGATTTGCTCATTTGTCTTTGACATTTACTTGGCTCCCATTACCTGATTCCACTTGTCTCGCATCAACTTCTTCCTGTCGTTGTCATCCTGCGAGATTGCTTCCTGAAGAGTGAGTGAGCTCTCATCCAGGACCTTGATTTTAGACCTCGCAGTGTCAATGTGTACTGGGAAGAGAATGCCGTCTCTACCTGCTCGATTCTTGGCGACAAAGAGCCTACCAGCTCCCGTGGCCTTTTCTGTCGGCTTGCGAGAGAGAGAGAGGACCACGTCCGCGACCATTGCCTTTCCGTAAGACTCGGACATATTCTCCAGACCGACAACTTCAGAATTTGATGAGTCTCGATTTGCTTGAGAGGCGGTCCAGATCGGGATGCCCCTCTCCATGGCGAGGTTTCGAAGCTCCTCATAGATGAGTTTTAGCTCAAGGCGGAGCGCATCGTATTCACGGGTTGAACGCATGATGTCAGCATAGTCGATGAGAAGCACGTGAGGCACGAAACCGCGAAGGCTGAGCTTCTCGATGTGGCTCCTGATTGTTCCAACCGTGGCGGCACCGGTCGGATATTCCTTGATTATGAGCTTCCCGAGCTCCATCTCCTTGTACTTCTCGATGACTTCCTGCTTTGAATCCTGGATCTCGTTGGAGGCAATGTTGGTCAGGTTCGAGTCATAGCGGATACCGACCGCAGTCTCAGTGAGCTCGAAAGTGTAGTGGACAACATTCTTACCGACTCGAAGCGCATGGGCTCCGAGCTGGACGAGCATGTGTGACTTCCCGACTCCCGTGTTCGCCACGATGACCCCAAGCTCACCCTTACCGAGACCACCGTTGAGCACAGTCTTCTCGTCAATTTCATCAATACCGGTCGGACAAGCGAGGCGATTGATCTTCACGAATCGAGCCTCCATGTCTTCGAAGAAGTCATGGCCCACAGAGGAGGTCATCCCCACAGAGACTGCCTTCTTCATCATCTCGACAACCTCTTCGTACTTGTCTTTCGAGATGAGGTCGACAGACTTTTCAAGGGCTTCTTTCATCGCCTGCTTCCGACAGAAGTCCAGTGACTTCTCTTTCACATAAGCAATGTCACCCATGTCTGGGGAGGAGCGCATACGGCTCAGGTATTCAACGACCTGTTCCTTCAGCACGGCGTTTGACTGCTCTTTCAGCTCGTCCTTGATAATGGTGATGAGCAGCTGGAGAGTCGGGAAACACTTATATTTTCCGTGGTACTTGAAGTACTTGTCCGTGAGGTACGCGAGGTACCGGAGGTCAAAGTAGTCGGCCCTCATCACTTCAGAGATTTGTGAAGCCCAGTTGTGGTCTGTTAGTAGTCCTTGAAAGATTTTCTCCTGAAAAGAACGTCCGTAGCTCTTGAAGAGGGCTTCGCCATTCTCACTCATTCAATACTCACTTTTGTAGGTTGGCAGTTGTTTGAAGATAGAAGCGATCGATATCAAATGACTTGATGCCCCGGCTCACAAGAGTCCTGATGAGTTCCATCTTTTTTCCCTGTGGCTTTGCAATTTCCATTGAGGAGTTCAGTTTCCCGACCTGATTCCCGCTCAAGTTAGAAACATCGAGATACATGAGCCGCCAGTTGAGTCTGGCTACTTCAGCTCCATCGATTATAGACTTCAGGACCTTCAATTTTGAAGCCTGAGGGTGACTTTTTGCGCTTTCTATGATTTCCTCAATCTCAACAACCCGGTCTTCGGTGAGCTGTGGAAAGCGCTTCACTAGAGTACGTATTCCCACTCCTTCGAGCCCGGGCAGAGCGTCAGAGGAATCTCCGGCAAAGCATCTCGCCACGCAGAGATTGAGAGGCAGGACACCGTACCTTTCTTTCACCCACTCGGTGTCGACAAGTCCTTTCAAAGTAGGTGACCAGACTCTCACCCTATCGTCAACTAGTTGTAGGTAGTCATGGTCTGACGAAACTATGAGAACAGGATCGGCTTTGAAAGTGTACTTAGCCATGTAGCCGATGATGTCATCGGCTTCACAGTCCGAGATGTACGTTTGTCGCACCGGCACGCATTTGAGACACGCCACGAGAAGAGAGACCTGCCAATTCCTGTTCTCAACCGTGTCAGGTATGTCGCCATCGTGGAACCGATTGAGCTTCGCTGGTTTGCGTCGTCCCTTGTAACCTGGAAATATCTGACGCCGACGAATCGAGCCGCCTCCCTCCCAGACGACAACGCACTCGGTAGGACGATGTCGGGTGATGAGAGAGCCGAGAGACTGCAAGAACCCCACAGCTCCTCCGACATGTTGACCCTCGGCCATGAGAGGAGACGCGATAAAATTTCGGATGAATAGATTCATCCCGTCCACAATCATCACAAGTCGAGAGCTCACCCTATCACTCCGGAGATATGTCGAGACCGGACTCACTCATGTGATCGGCGAGCGCCCTTACGTCTTCGTAAGACTCGGTGTCAATCTCAACATCCTCGGTCTTCACTCTCGTACGCACCATCGACTTCTCGAGAAGACCGTCAATCCAGGGCTTGTACTGGGCGTCGTTCATTACATCAACAAAGTCTGCCTTGTAGAACTTCTTCTCAATAACGTTCACGTTCGCTTCATTGGTCACTCGGAGACACTTCCACGAACCACTTCCCTCAATCACGACCTGGTGGTCTTTCACCATGTCAGGCCCGTGGTCCTTCAAGATGTCGAACACCTCCTCGTGCTCCTCGATTCCCTTGCCGAAGATGATTCGGAAATTTGCGGTCCGGAACGGCACTGCGACCTTATTCTTGATCGCCTTCGCAGAGACATGAATTCCGATGACCTCATCGCTCGCATTCTTGATCTGTTGCCCTGCGCCGAGCTTGACCCGGACTGACGAGTGGAAGGGGACAGCGTTCCCGCCCGGAGTCGTGGTGGGATCACCGTACATCACACCGATCTTCGTTCGGATTTGATTGAGAATGACAAAGAGAACATTCTGATCACCGATAACACCGGTAATCTTACGCATTCCCTTTGACAGGACTCTGGCTTGAAGACCAATGGTGTTCTGGTCGTAGTTGCCTTCGAGCTCGGCCTTCGGTGAAGTGGCAGCGAGAGAGTCCCAGATGATGGTGATTGGGACGTCCTTCGCCATCGCCTTTGCCTTCAGGATCGTCTTCTCTGCAATGTCAAAGACTTCCTCGGTGCAGTGAGTGTCGGCGTACACAAAGCGCTTCGAAATGTCGACACCGAGGGCCTCGAGATTCTCTGGGCTCGTGGCATTCTCGGTGTCAATGTAGACAACAATCCCACCCATCTTCTGGGTTGAACGAGCAATCTGAGTCGCGATGTGACTCTTACCGATAGACGGGGGACCAAAGATTTCCACAATGCGTCCCTCAGGAAGCCCACCGTTGGGCCTGTTCGCAACGACGTAATTGAAGAGCTGGGAGCCAGTGGAGATCCACCGCTTCACGTGAGTAGGCGACTGGTCGGAAGCGAGGTTGTATGCGACTCGATGTCCCAGGTCTCTGTTGAGCGAGTTGATGAGATCTGCGGTAAAGTCGTCATTGCCGCTTCCTGTGCTTTCATTGATGTCTGATACTTTTCTCTTTGCCATTTAAGTCCTCCGTTTGACTGTAATAAGTGGGCTGTCTTTGTTCAAAAAGACAGCTCGGCCCCGGAAGAACCGGGGCCGAGAGTTTTGCTAACTGTCGAGGTCGGCGAAAGCGTCCTCGATATCATCGAAAGACTTCTTCGTGGGAGTCTTCGGCTTGCCGCCACCTCCCCCGCGGAGCTCCGCGATATCCTCGTCAAGATTCTCTGGCTTACCCCGCACTGAGCCGACCGAATCGGACTTCGGCTCGGTAGTACCTCCGTTGAGCCAGTCATTCACCCGCTTCTCGATCTCCTCAGGGGGCATGAGTTCCTCATATTCGTCAATCTTCGGAACCGTGGTGAGCCACCCCTTCGCCTGGGAAGTGTCCTTTGAGAGGGGCGAAGGATTTGCGCGGGGCTGGATCTTCGTATCGGCAAACTGCTTGCCCGGGGTCTTTGTCACCGAGACCTTGATATCACGACCGTTCTCCGGATCGGTGATGTCACCGTAGTCCTCGTCAAGCATGAGACGGAGGAGGTCCTGATAAATCATCTTGCCGAAAGACCAGAGACGGACACCCTTGTCTTCTTCGCCTCGGACCACGACAGCCGCGTAGGTCCGCATCTTTGGATAGAGCTTCTTGGCGAGCTCACGGCTCGCGTCGGAACCGTCCTCACGAAGCTTGTTGATGAGGTCCTGAATGGGATCCTTCTTTCCAAACTGATGAGGAGAAAGGATTGCTCCGGCCTTTTCACCACCGATACCGTAGTAGTACCAGCGATCGAGGAACGGCTGCCCGTCATTGTTCGGCATCGCAATGATGCGGATGTTGTAGTCCTTGCCCTCCTCAGGGCGCCAAGTGATGTTGGACTTCCGGTTCTGGCCACTGAGCTGGCCAAGCTTCTTCTTTAGTGCTTCAAAATCGATTGCCATGTTGTTTCCTTTGTTGGTAGTTAGCAGACAGAGGCGTCGCCCCCTCTGTCTGCCTCATCACGGGGTTACCGTGAAAAGATTGTAGAAATTGTGGTGTGAATGTTCAAGAGAGCCTCATTGGCTCGCATTTAATTATCCCGTCCAAACACCCACTGCCTCGCCTGGGTCACAAGAATTGCGAGTTTTGGCTCAGAGCCGAGATAAAATCTGTTCTCTTCCCTGTGAAGACCGCTTGACAGCATGATGGCCGCCCACTCTTCTGACGTCAGTTTCACGCCGAATTCCTGCAGCAGTTGTAGTGAGCGGTGTGAAACCGGAGACTTCGGAAGTTTCTCATTGTACTTGTAGTGAATGCCTTTCTTTCGATGCCAGTCTGAGTCCTGTTCAACAAGATAGTGATTCTTCCTGTCTCCGACTGAGCCGATACCGTGAAAGAGCCCAACGATGACTATTGACTCCGGGGAGATGTCAAGCTCCAGAGCTTTCGCAAGGGTTCGCATCTTGGAAGTCACGGCAAGCGTGACTTCAATTAGACCACCGGGTCCGCATCCCTTGCCCTGTTCGTCAGTTGACGCCGAGCACATCACGATCCTCTCTCCAAGCTCCTCAAGCATGAGAGAGATTCCTTCCCTGTTGATCCGGCCCGCCAGCTTCTGGTACGTGGACCAGAGGTTCTCAATATCTCTTGTTTCCATATGTGACTATAAGTCACATGTGAAAGATTTACATCGGAAGATTGATGTAGACGTTCTGCGTGCCGGGGTCGTGCTTCGTGGACTGCGGATCATCTGGATTGAACTTTACCACACCCAGCTTGCTCGCGGCTGTCATGAGAGCACCGAGATATCTGGCGGCCCGCCCCGTTGGAATCATGGGCCTGTCCTTACTTTCTTCCTCAACTTTTGCAAGCAGCACCTTCACAAGCACTGTCCAGCCCTCCGCGTCGGAGCCGAGGACTTTCACGTCTCCCTCGAAGGCCGCAGACATGCTTGGGTGGTTGAGAGCCGTGGAGATAACTTTCTTCGCTTTCTCTTGGTTCGTCTCGCCTGTGATCGCCGACTTGCTGATCTTGAGTTCGCTGAAGACAGCGTCAGGTGAGTTCACGGCTTTCGCAGAGATGTTCTTTAGAGCAACGGACTCCTTTCCTTTCTGAGCAGTCTTGCCCATCCGCTTTCCGGTAGAAGGCGCTGGTGTGCTAGACCCCTTCGACTTGCCCTTTGAGCCCGTCTTGTCCTCTCGGAGGATAGCAAGTATCTGTTTCCTGATGAAAGTTTCTGCGTCCATGAGCTTACGTATCCTCGTCCACGCGCTTGATACTGAGGTAGTACTTACCGAGGGGCTCAATAGTGACCTCTATCGGGCTCCTTGAAAGCTCCCTGAAGAGGTCGGTCTCAATGTCCACGACAAGGGCGTCGTGAAGTACGAAGAGCGGAACCATCTCGAGGTACTTCCTCACGATCTTTCCGAAACCGAGTAGAGATACGTCCACAGATGTGGATTGGATGAAATACGGGAGCCTCAGCCTGTCACTCTCAGGCATCAAGGGACGTCCATAATGGTTTACCATAGGCGTCTCACGTAAGTGTCTCTCGTGTATCTCCTGTGTACGGAAGAATTTGCTTACCACCGACATCGTGGCGGGGTCCGTGTGCGTGCTTCCGTAGAGGGAGGCGAGAGTCGCAACTTTCAGCTTTGCTCTGCTGAGGTCCGATCCGGTCTCCTCCCTCATTGCCTCATAGATGTCGAGCGGAGTCTCGCTTCTCGTGAGGAGGAGGGTAGTCCTCGGCTCCAGAGATACGAAGTCGATCATCGCAACGGTTCCCTTCCGGAACCTCGACTTCATCACCCGCCTGTGTTGCTTAGAGAGATTAAGGATCTTAGGTCCAGATATCACCCTCAGGCGACCGGTGGCCGAGTCATGCGAGTACTTCACCACGGGCAGGACATTACCTTCCTCGGGTAGGAAGCTTCTGAGGAACCCATTCTCAGACTCAGCGAGGAGAGCCTCCACCTCCTCACGATCAACGATGGCGGGCTCCAGCCTCTCGAGGAGCCTCCTACTTTCGACAAGCGTGTTGAGGTAGGGAGACTCACTTGCCTTTCTGATGGACTCTTCCACGTCTTTCGAGAAGATTTTCAGGTGCTTGACAAACCTTTCCTTTCCGAGAGCCCTCACCCAATTGACAGTTCCTTCAGGATGTATCGATTCGTACGACACTCGTAGCTCACCCGGTACGAAACCTGGCACCTGAAGTCCAAAGACCGGCAAGATCTCGTCGAGAGCTTTTGAGACCGTGACGCTGCTTCCGGTGACAAATTCATCACCGTAAGACTTGACCTGCCTGAGTGACTTTCCGTCAACTCTCAGGGAGAAGTCACATCCAAGCATGTCCTTGGAGACAATGAACGGTGGCATGTATTATTTTAGCAAAATTGCGCAGATGTTCACAGTGAAGCGACGAATCCCGCCCAGTCATTTGTGCCGATAGTGATGTCGGAGTAGACCGAGCCTTCGACTCCGAGCCAGTTAATAAGCGCGTTTCTCTCATCTCGAGAGGCGGGAGTGAGCGTTGATGGGTTGTAGACTGTGGCGGAGACATATCCGACCGTCCCCACAGAGATGGGAGCGACTATGAGCGCGAACGTGTTTGGGTCCGAGTAGGTGGAGGACTTTATATTGCTGAAAGACGTTGCTTCCGTGACAACGATGTAGTCCTTGCCTTCTACTAAGGCTCCCTTCATGAGAGTCTTCGTGACCTTGTTGACAATGACCGCAATACCTCTCGAGATCGGTGGGGGACCACCGCTTGCTGGCGCGCTCGTGAGTTCCGTGTATATCGACTGGGAATCGAGTCCGAGGGCAGTGATGAAGTCCGCCGGTGTACCCGCCGCTTTTGCGGAAGTCTCGTTATTTGTCGTCGTGGATGAAGTCTCTGCATTCGTTGCAGCGATCGTTTGCACCCCTGCGTTCGCAAGCATGGTGTTGAGAGTCGCAGAGGCAGTCTTCACCTTGAGGTTTGTTGACTGGTAGACCCCATAGGCGTCGAGGAAAGTCAACTTGACGGAAGTCGTGAAGGCACCCGCTTCTATCTTGTGGTCAAGACCAGTGACAAAATAGATGTTGTCCGCCGTCGTACCCGTCCCGAAATCGATGAAGAAATTCTGCCCAAACTGCATGAGTGGGCAACCAAGCATCTCAAGACTACACTCGGTTGGAGCAATCTGCAGCGGGAGGCCTCGACTTCTTGAGAGGTCCGGAGTCCCAGAAGTGGACTTGTTCATGTTGATGATGTTGATATTCGTAAGGGCAGGGTCACTCTGCGAAGAGAGACCAGCGCTCACGATAGTTCCCGTTGCAGAACCGAATCTTATCGTGGGCACGCCCTCAGAGATGAACTTCTTCACCTTCGAGATGCTCTTGCCCTCAAGAAGCTTGCCGACGTCTATCTGATACTGCGAATCTGCTGCGGCAACCGCGGCGTTGTCGACAGTGTCGTCCGAGCTGACTTCTTCTATTAGGCCTTTCACTACTCCTTTCGAGACCATGTCATTTATGACAGCCTGGCGTCTTTGTTCAATTACACTCTTCTGAAGCTCGGGTGCAGTCTTCAGAAGTGGGTGTTCTGGGTCGTTCGAGAAACCAAATGAGGTAATGTTACCGCCACGAGCAGACTTTAGCAGGTCATACATTGAGCCGAATGAAGTACATGTCTCGTCGATAACATGCATCCTGAGTATTGTTTTACCTATCTGAGACCTGTGTGGCACACACTCTGGATAGATCGAGACTTTCGGGATGCGAAAAGTTCCGTCGAATATGCCCGCCGCAGCGAGGATTGAGTCCTCTATCGCCTGCTGCTCTACTGCGAACTCTGCCCTCGCCGCGGCGTCCTGCTCTGAGTCTCCTGTCGCAGATGACTCCTTTCTCTTGTACTCACCCGTCTCCGGATCTTTCTCGTAGAGCTGCCTGAATCCGTAGACTGTTGCGGAGGTGTCTCCCACAAAATTTCTCGTGAGGTAACCGATGAACTGTGCCGAGCTCATCTTCAGGTTCTTCTTCAGGATCTCGGAGACTCCCTGTTGAAGTGTCTCCCTTTCGATGGGGAACTTCGCGATAGAGAGGTCTCTCATGAAAGACGCTCTCTCGTTGAACGTGTGGAATATGAACTGCACCTCATCGTACTGTCCTGATCTCACAAGCGGCTTCCCAACAAAGGACATCAGGACCCTTCCAAGCGAAATGGGATTGGAGATGACGTTTTCGCTTGTGATGGCCGGTGGCAGAGTGATTGAGGATGGGTCGCCCACTATCTGAGAGTCTGAGCACGGGAATATCTCAACACCCGTCGCGAGATTCTCGAACTCGAGCTGAACTGCCTCATCAATTCCAGTCTTGTACTCGTCAGCGGCCCCTCCCTCCGCAAAGAGACTTTCGAGCATAGTGGCGAGCTCCTTGTCTTCCGAGGAAAGCTCGCTTCCCTTTATCGCATTAATCTTTGCCCTGATGTCCGTGAGTGCTTTCTCGTCCAGTGAAAGAGCCGATGAAGTCGAACCCACTGCGTTAACGAGAGTTTCATCATAGAGCTTCCCAAAGCTCTCGGAATCATCTCCCTTCATCTCAGATATCTTCGAGGAAATCTCAGCCATGAGAGTCTCGATGTTCAAAGCGGCCGGTATTGAAGCGCAGTCTGCAATGCTCGCAATATCGAGAGATCTCGCTCCCTTCATCGCTATCGTTAGTGAAATGTTAACTTGCCCGACGTCGTCAAAGTTGAACGACGAGTTCACCACACCGTATTTTTCCTTTACTCTCATGGAGTCAAGGAATGCACCGACAGGGTTGTAGAGGTTGCTTCCAGGATTTGATTTGTTCATTCTCTGCGTATTAACGCCGTCTGGGTGACTCCATCCGTATTCTATCTCCATCTCGGTCCCTGCGTAGAGACCAGGTTTCACGAAAGCCGCCACCTCTCCGAGCCTGCTCCTGTCATGCAGCACGAGCTCGACCTTCCCCGATTTGTAGGACATGAAACCCTTTGTCGGGACAACGTTGAAGCTGAGACCCTTCAGCGACATGAGGGGACGAAACCTGTCGAGAACTGCGGGTATGTTTCCTCTCTCCCGCAGTGCCGCAGAACCAGCGGCCGGGACGAGAGTCTGCGGAGCAGTGAAGACGTCCATCGCGGCGGGGACGGGCTGGGACTGTGGATTAAGGAGCAGGGACCCGTCGATATTGGAACCCAGCGTGGGCGCAGGCTCTCCTCGTCCTATAAGATAACTCACGAGAGAAAGACCCGAAAGGTTGCCGTCTTGCACCGTTGACGTACCGCTAGTCGAAGTCTTCACGCTGATGTAAGGGACGCACCTTGACATCTCGACAGGCGGGATGAGAGAAGTGAATATTGAGACAGCAGAAGAGTCT